CACGGGAAACCGCCCTAACATGCTGCCATGACGCGCTTATTGACAAGTACCTGGAAAAAATAGGAGCCGGCACTTCAAAGGCACATCCGAGAAAGACCGGAACCGACCGCTCCGCGTATTACTCAGGCATGGGTGACGGCAGGAACATCAGTCTGAACCGGCAGATAAAAGGAGGTGGTATATGACAGTATTGTGGATATCATTTGCGGCCCTGTATGCACTGGGCATGCTGTGGCTTGCGTATCAGATCAGGACCGCCCCCAGTGATCTGGATTTATGGGGCGAGGAAATAGAATAAACCGTTAAAATCATAATAGTATGTACTTTATACATTATATACAGACTTATGCGTCGGTCAACAGGAAAGGCAACGAGCTCCAGAGCCATATCCTGAAGTTCAAGGACTGCCTGCTCAAGGACCGGAACGCACTGGATGATCTGAAAGAGGAGATTCATTGCCGGATAGAAGAACTGGATGCCAGGTATCCGCGTACCCAACCCCTGCATTTCGATGCGGGAAACGATTCCGGAAGATGGTACATCCATGTGAAAGGAAAGCCGGACAATCTTGTATGCATCATCTCCATTGCAAAAGTGAGGAACCTGCTGGGAAAAGGCATAGTTTCCTTTCCCGGGAAAGACAAGGACGGAGAGAAAGGATGAGGAACACATACTGGTTTGCCGTGGACTATAACGGTACGGGACATCTTTTCACCTGTCCTCCCGAAAGGGACACGGGGATGTGGACCGGCGAGGAAGCCCTTTACATCCCCAAAGGACAGTTCGGAGAGATGTTTCCGCGAATCACCTGGCAGGACGCGCCGGTGGTGGTGACCCTGGAGGTGCTTCCCTGCGTGGAAACCCGGCGACTGCGTCTTGTCAAGCGCTGCCTCCATCTTCTGCGGAGGCATACCGGCAGGAATCAGTCAAAGGATATGGAGGATTCACAATAACTCCCCCTGATGGTAGATGTATTAAGAAAGTTGAAGCTATAAATTGGATTTAATACAATAAGACCTATGGAAGCATTAACGGCATTACAATGGGCAAAAGAGGGTTATGTACCTAACGCTGATGCGGTAGGTGAAGAACGTTGGACTAATTGTTTTCACGGGCAGAAAGCAACATACTACAAAGACAACGAAGTTCACAAAGACTCTGAAACTGCAAAGGACATGCTTAGAGCTAAACGAAAAGAGCACAAAAAAGCATCAGATAAAAGGGACGAGAAGCGAAAAAAAAACATGGCTTATCGAGAGAACATGAAAACAGAATGGCAGTGGCTCCAGGAAGGTAGGATACCGAATCCGAATGCACGGTGGGAATATGGCGAGATTCTGAACAATACATTCAACGTGTGCAGTTACGGCAGCAAATATTGCTATTGTCATATTGATGAAACACATATACCCAAAGATAGTGAAGAGCTACAGAAAGCCATTTTTGATTTTCAACGGAAATAGCTGGATATGACTATAAACGATATAGAAAGGAATGAATTATGAATAAAAGAACAATTCAAATAGATGTTATCGGTCCGATAGAAGAAACTGAATTAATGAAATGTAAATTGTATGTTGATGGTCGTGTGTGTGTAATCGGAATGTCACGATATGACTATGAAGAGTTAATGCGAGAAAAAGTGTTTATCCGGGATGGTAAGAGCGTTGATTCTGCTGGTGTGATAAACACGACTAACACTTTCGTTGAAGATGATTAATATTAAATTAAGAATGAGTATAGAACAAATTATATTCAACCTTCTCAATAAGAACGCTCATACATGGGTTAGATATTGGCAACAAAAGGAGATGTCAGGTTTAACAATGCCCGGAGAATATATTGAGATAAGGACTTTTTTCTTATCAGGCATCGAACTTTCTGATTTTTTAGAAGCCGGATTCAAAATCAATAAAATACAATCTCAAAAAATAGATGCAGATGCCTATTGTGACATTCTGCTAAATAAAACCGATTAAAAATGGAAATACAAGGAAAAGTTATCGCCGTACTTCCCATAAAGGATGGGGTCGGCAAAACTTCCGGCAACGAGTGGAAGAGCCGGGAATTTGTCCTCGAGACGGAGGAAAGCAGACCGCAGAGCCTGTGCCTGCAGCTGATGAACGCCAACATCGACCGGTATGCGGTTGAAGCCGGCCAGACTGTGCATGTGAAATTTGACTGTTCCGCCCGCCAGTGGGAGAACCGGTGGTTCAATACCCTGACGGCCTGGGAGGTGACCGTCATCAAAGCAAAGGAGGCATGAGAATGAATACGGGAAAAAAGCTGTTTCTGTGTGCGGGACTGCTGGCATTCTTCCTGTCGGTATCGGCACAGTCCTACTCATTGCGTACCAATGTGATCGGTCTGGCAACGACCAACCTGAATCTGGAGGCTTCCATGACGCTGAACCGTAAATGGTCACTGCACCTGCCCGTGCAGTACAACCCGTTCAAGTTCGGCCGCAACCGGCAGTTCCGCAATTTCTATGCGGCCCCCGGAGTACGCTACTGGCTGCTGGAAAGCTACATGGGCGGATTCATCGGCATGTACGGTACGGCCGGCACCTACAGCGTGGGGAACCTATTCGGCAACAAGTACCGCTACGAGGGGGAAGGCTACGGAGTAGGTTTAAGTATCGGGAAGGCCTACCAGATAGGCAGGCGCTGGAACCTTGAATGGGAAGCCGGTGCGGGTGCCGTATGGCTGGCTTATGACAAATATCTGTGCAAACGCTGCGGGGACCTTGTCGGACAGGAGTACGGCTGGCATTTTCTTCCGACCCGTGCAGCTCTCAATGTCGTGTATCTTTTTTAAGCGGGAAGGATGAGGACTACAAGACGTATCATACCGTTTGCACTGCTCTCGGGCCTGCTCCTTTCCTGCGGATCGGAGCACCGTCTGGCACGCGTGCGCATCTCGCAGCCCGGGGTGAGGGAGGCGACAACGGATACGGCCTGCAAGGTGCCGGAACAGATAGCATGGACGGACGACAAGGGTGAGCGGCATATCGTCACGCGGGCCGAGAAAGACAGCGTGACCGGTGAGGAGATCACTTCCGTGGAACTGTCCGAAATTACCGTTATGGCCAGAAGCAAGCAGGTGGCTGAACGCAACGGGAAGATAAACCTGGACTTTGTCGTGACGGTTCCGGGAGAATTGGTCAGCAACAAGTGGCAACTCCAGCTGGCCCCGGTGGCCTACAAGCCTTCGGATACGTTATATCTGGACAGGATCTTCCTTTCAGGGGCTGACTTTGCCAAGATGCAGAAAAGAGGCTATATGCGCTACCAGGCGTTCATCAACTCCATCATACCCGACAGCCTGTACCTGCAGAAACTGTTCGACGGGAAAGGCTACAGGAAGGCGCTGGCCGAACTGGAAGAGGAATACTTCCAGGCCTGGAAGCACGAGGTGCTGCAGAAAGAACGCTGGATTGACTGGTCGGACAAGGCCAATGCCCGGTTTGCCCTGTTCAACTGGCGTGTCGAGCAGAACCGGAGAGCCATCGCCGGCTACAATTCAATCCTGGAGCATCTTCCCGCCTACTGGATGACCAGGGAGCTTGAAGGGAAATATATCCCTTCCAGATGGAGGATGTTTGCCGAAGGCGGATATAAGATCCGTACCCGGAGCATCTCCCCTGAAGATTCCGCCGCCATCACGAGGCGTTTCACCGATTACGGCAAGATGGCGGAGAACCAGAAGAGAAAGGAACAGGCCGGTGCCATGTATGACAAATATGTGCGTTTTCCGTATGAGCCGGCCCGTCTGGATACGGTCATCCGGGAAGGGAACAAGTTCGTCTATTACTACAAGCAGGAGCTCCCGGCCACGGAAAACACGAAAAGGATAGATCTGACGCTTGACGGACTGATCCTTTCCAAGGACGAGACACGTACCCCGCTTCCGCCGTCGGACACGATCACCTATTTCATATCGAGCATGGTGCAGTTCCTTGACCGGACTCCCCGCTATAAAAAGAAGATTGTCACCCGCAAGGACGAGGTAAGCCTGCGCGCATACGTGGCCTATAAGACAGGCAGTACCGAGTTCCGGGAGGAAACCGGAAACAACAGGTCGGAAATCGACAAGGTGTTCAAGGCGATACGGAGCATAAACTATACAGGAGAGTTCCTCATAGACAGCGTGCTGATGACCGCGACCTCATCTCCGGAGGGTGATGCGGGGATGAATCTGTTCCTGTCCAGGGGACGTGCGACGGAACTGAAAAAGTACCTTGCAAGACGTACGGAGGATGCGGAAGGCGTTGACACCATCTTCCGCCCTGCATGGCGGGGGGAAGACTGGGAAAGGCTGCGCGGACTTGTCGCAAAAGACGACACCCTGAGACACCGGCCGGAACTGCTCCGGATCATGGAGGAAACAAGGAATCCGGACATCCGTGAGCACGCCCTGAGAAAATATCCGGAGGATTACAGGAGAATCCGGGAAAAGCATTATCCTCTCCTGCGCGGAGTGGAATTCCTGTTCCATCTCCACCGGCGGGACATGATTCAGGACACGGTTGTGATGCCGGTCATCGACAGCACCTATATGGCTGCCGTGCGGATGATAGAGGACAGGAGGTACAAACAGGCTCTTGCCCTGCTGGACGAACACTACCCGGCAGACTATAATACCGCTGTCTGCCTCATGTCGCTCGGCTATGACGCCCGTGCGCTTGAGATCATGCGGGAACAGCGGGACACATCAGACCGGAACTACCTGCTCGCCATCCTG